CACCCAATATTACTTTTAGATTACGGGAGCTTGGCGAGGTGGCGGAGTGGTTACGCAGCGGATTGCTAATCCGTGTTCATGAGTTCGAATCTCATACTCGCCTCCAATCTTTTCAATAACTTGCGTCATAACTACGCTCCTTGCGTCTGAGTTTTGAAACATGCGTTGAAACATTCACGTTTCCTTCTTGTTCTGTTCAAAGCGGTTTCGCGCATCCTGCGCCCGCATTGCCAATGCGCGTTGGCGAACCTTTCCTCCATATTTTTTCAGCATCTCAACGCCAGAGTGACCCGTGACGGCTTTCACCATCTCGTCGTCGCATCCGGCTCGGTAAAGTTCCATTGTCGCATTCTTGCGTAGTCCATGCGTGACATAAGTTTTCGCGTCGGGATGTTCCATTGAGGCTTTTACTTTGCGCATCTCTTCTGCAATCGTACGATATTGCACAGGGCGACCGTTCTCGTCGGTAATGACATTGAGGCCCTTTTTCTCGACTGTCGTCAAATGAGCCTTGAGCCGATCCGTCAATGGTACCCAAAGAGGTTTGTCGGTCTTGCCTTGTTTAAAGTCATAGGCTCCGTCTTTGATATCGCCCCAGCGTATCTTGATTGTGTCCCCTATCCTTTGGCCTAGGCCGACGGACAGTTCGTAAACTAATAATGCTCGTGGCGTGGCAACCTTCTCAAATTCTGCCCGCACTTCGTCAGGCCAAGGCAACCAGCCATCGCTCTCTTGCTTGAACAGGGGGACGCCCTTAGCCGGGTTCCCATGCTCTTTCTTGAGATATCCTATCAAGCGGGCATGTTTCATTAGAACCACCATAACCTGCACCAAGTAGTTAGCTTGCCGCCAGTGCTCAGCGTTGGCGCGGTGCAATTCATAGATGTGGTGCGTCTCAATTCTCTGAGGGTCTTTCGCTCCCCAGATTGTACGAATATGGCCGATGTATTTGCGATAGTCCTGTTTCGTGCGGGGCTTCAATTTCTTGTACGCATTACTTTCAAAATAACTCAGAATTAGTGCTTCAAAGTTGCGCTTGGACGAAATCGGCTCGCGGCCCTTTAGTAAAATATTGTAATGTTCCCAAAATTCAGGAGTATTAAGTTTCTCTTTCATCATCACAGATTGATCGCGGGACCTGCGAATGAAGCGGATATAGCCTCGATCTCGGTATACATATTTTGGCAGTTCGTTCTTTGTCATTTGCCCATCCTCAAATCGGAATTGAGAAAATCGTCGGCGTAGTCGGTGCTATTCATGCCCGCATCTACAGTCACGCTACCGTCAGGCTTGATCTCGCCCTTAACACGTGCCCACCCAGCCAAACGCGCCTCACGCATGAGTGCGGTCATTGTTTTGCGGGCAATAGTTTGGGGGCTTGGGTTAGCCATTAATGCTTCACCCCCGCCATTTCATCGCGCAGCGCCGCAACAAGTGATTTCGAGAAAGCAGTGCTCAATTTGTGAAGGTCCGCAACTATCGGCGCCGGGGCTTTAATGAAATGATATATTTCCTGCCAATCATTTGCCTCATAGCAATCCCAAGGATAATAGCGAGGAAGAAGATTTTTCGACCCGTCGGGCGTCGCATCCTCGTTCCAAATGGCGATCAAACTAAAATTTGGCTTTGTGTTTACCCCATAAAACCCAACCGTTTTCAGAACGTCTTCGACAATGTCGGATGCTACTTTAATTGCCACATGACCGGGCAATCCTGCCAAACGAAAAGAATTGCAAAGCGACAGAATGACGGCCTCGCGCACAGAATACTTCCAATGGCCGTTGCTTAGAACTTCGCCAATATGGTCAAGAAGTTTCAGACGTCGCCATTCCTTAAGCATCGCAGGGCCAAACCCACAAAGAATCTCCATTTCTTTAGGGCTTCGATTTTTTTGGTTTATCGACATCATGGCTTCCGTGTGGTTACTCCACCGCTTATACCGTGGAGCCACTACACCGTCAATAACAAAATTATTGAAATGCTCGTTCTCCCGGCTGCCTTGCTCTGAATCTATTTGCCCCTCAGCCGACATCCCCGCATCAACTCGCACGGTTTTCAGCTCGCAGGTGCGCCGTTTCAGGTGTTGGATTAACAGTCTTTGTACTTCAGAAACCCTGAATGACAAACGCCGCGCCCGGTCTGACCACAGCCCCGCAAAGCTTCGTAGCTATTTGGGGGGCGCTCCGCTGTTCGTGACTATGGACAAACCTATATCTAACAAAGTGGCGTACTTTTGCTTCGGCGTTTGGTGCGGTTTTAGTCCGGCGTTGACAGGGTAGACCCCGACAAGGCGCGGCTCTGCACTCCATCCTTTCAGGCGGGGCGCGGCGTCAAGGGGCCGGGGCCGGGATAGTCCCGGCCCGAAAAACCATTTGCCGCAATCCAAAAATACGCTTAACCATTTGACTACTGCCGCGTTTATAGCAAGTTCACGCTCTGGAGAGATCAATGAAAATTGGATATAAGCCAACCACCTTATTGTTTGTTTTTTGGATGGCATTACCATCGCCGATCCAAGCCCAAACTAGTGACGAAACCGACATGTCTCGGTATCAGGTTGTAGAGGAAGGGACGGGATTCCCTATGTTCTATGAACTGGCGGATCAAGAAGATATGGCAAGGACAACATTTGAATCGGGAGATTGTGACGAGGCACTTCCCCTTATTATGAAATATTCCATCGGCGCAAACAAAATGGCAAATATTATTAAACAAGGCGTGGCGCCGTATTATGATGCAAGCCGTGACGACAAAGCTGATATCATGCGCGAAAATAGGACTAGATTTGAACAATTAGTAAAAGCAGAAAATACTTCTAATGCGCTGATTTATAAAAGAAATGAATTTTGGGTGATGGAGGCTGAGTGTCTTCTAAAAATTGGTGATCGCGAGGCTGCGATAAACAAGCTATATCGTGTTTTAGATAAAACTAGTGGCTCTAGTGAAGGGTATATTTGGGACAAAGCACGTGATCTGCTTTGGAAGACTGTGGGATACACAGAAACGAAATAGAAGGAACCCCGCTGTGATCAACATCCCCACATCACCTTGCGCGGCCGTCAACTCGCCTATCCCTTCGTCCCTTCAAACACCTTAACCGCAGCATCGACCACCAAGGCTCTTCCGCCTTGATTGATCCGCACGGCACGGCTTGGCATCAATACGTCATAGCCATCAACCGTCTGGATAAGTTTGCAACCTTCAATCCTGAACGGCTCCCAGAGCAACTTAAACTCGGCAAGAATACTGCGGCCCCCACCGATGTGGCGCGGATCAACGTGAATTGTCATTTCAACAGCTTTTGGTTCCATATTTTTTCCTCTTATTCCCAATTGACCAACGCCAGCGCTTGAGCCGGATCAACACCGGCCTCTTTTGCCAATGCCATTGTTTGCACGATTGCCGACATAGCCCGCGCCCGACCGCCAGCGTCAAAAGCCTGCAATGGCCGCATCACATCTAGGCTAATTTGTTCGCCAAGTTTCCGGCTGCATTCCTCAGCTATCCCCGCCGCAATTGGTTGCAGCATCCATTGCGCTAAATGGCGCTGCGCTTCCCGCACCATCGGCCCGGTTGTCGCCGGATTGACCAGCCCCGGCAGAACCCCGAACACCATGCAGATTGCCCCGCGTGCCGCATCAAGGCTCTCCTTGGTCATTGCCTTCGATAGGTCCGGTGTGACGTCATAGGGTTTCCAGTCGGTTTGTGGGGCAGGCCCGCCAGCCGCCGCGACCTGAACCGACTCCCGCAACACAACCTTGCCCCGATTGCCTCTGAACCCCCGCGCCAAGGATTCCATGTCGGTTTCCTTGCTTTCAGGGAACGGCACGATCTGCGAACCGATAGGTGCTGTGTCATATACCTCAGACAATGCAATTTCGATTGCTTGCAATAGCCCCGCCGTGAGTTGCGCCCGCTTGAGCGGTGCCGACCCGTAGTAAGGTGCCGACACATCTTGCCCGGTGCGAAAATGCAGAACTTCGCCTGCGAGTGCTGTTTCATTGCGCCCGCCGCCAGTGTCCGCAATCGTCAGCCGATACGCTGTCGGCTTGCCGTTGAAGCTCCGCAAATCCCAATCTGAGCAAGCAACAAGCCCGCCTTCGGTGATGAGAAATACAGCTTCGCCGCGCAAAGCCATAGAACGGCCACACATGGCCAAGGATTGCCGGTCCAGCAAGTCAGTGCCGGTCACATCTGCAAGGCTAAGACCGCCTTCCCAGAGGCTTACACAGCTTTGAACAGTCGCCGTAAGTTCGCCAATTCCCCGCCGCCCGCTGATATAACTTTCCCGCGCGGCAATCAGTTCTGCCGTGAAGCCTGATGTTGCCGAACGGGTTTCAACCTCATTTTTTTTCTTGAATGGCCACATTGTTAAGCCCTCCGATATGGGCGCAGCAAATCGCCTGCGCCGCTGAGTTGCATTGCTTTGGCGAGCCAAGCCGGGTTGCGGTCATAGCTTGTTGTAATCGGACCGATTGACGTGTTTTGTGAAGCCGCTCCGGAAGGTCCGCCTGTCGCGTCTGCCATGTATTCAGCCAAACGCCGGAACGCCTCCAAAACGCCCGCTGGCGGGGTGCCGGACCCAACGTCTGCGGTGATCCGATAAGGCCCCTCAGACGGCAGGTCAAAGCCGCCCAAAAAGGAAGCGTCAGGCGTTGTCGCCGCCCAGGTATTATCCTGCCAGATTTCAACCGCCGTGACGGTTGCCGGTGTTAAAGATGCTGACCAATCGCCAGAACCTTCGACCGTCCAGATCACTTCCCGATCTGTCCAGCGATGTGCGATATAGCTTTCAATCCGCTGCCAGATAATGTCCGCATCCAGCGCCGCCGCTGCCGCAGACAGGCCCGCCGGTGCATCTGGATAGTTCGCAGGGCTTGCCTCAATTTGCTTAAGCGTCGTTGCCATGTCAAAGCCTCCATCGGTTCAAGGTTGTAGATTTTGAAGTGCCGACCCATTCTGGTTCCGGTGTCCAGTTCCGAGCTTCAATTTGCGCGTCGGAATAAGCTGGGCGCGTCACCGCAGAAAGTTCGTACAGCAGGGCATGGTGGATCGTGCGAATGATCGCATTGTGCATTCCGTTCGCTGGATCGTGGCCTTCGTCTGCAACTGATTCAGCATTGGCGACCGCCCGCTTTGGCGGAATGCGAAACCCCGGCGATAGACCCATGATAAGACCCGCAGCCAAGCCGCCGAGAAAATCTCTGACATAGGAAACATCCTGCATTTCTGGGGCGATTGTCGCTTCAAAGATCAGCGCCTCTGCCGTGTCTTGAATGTCCAGAGTTCCCGCGCCACGGCTTGCCAAAGGTCGATCATAAGAATGCCCCACCAGAAAATGAATATCCTCTTTTGGATCGTTCACTCTGAAAGCAAAGGCGTTCGCCGCGATTTCCTCTTTTTGCGGACGGCCTGTTTTGCCACCGTCTGACAAGACCGCCCGTTTTCCATAGGGGAAGCGCCCGCGCAATGCGACCGCCCCCCCGTTGTTTTGGCGAAGTTCCAGCCCGCCACTGTGTCCGCCAAACAGCATTATTGCAGACCAGTCAGGATTTCGATCTGGACCGCCCGCGAAATGGTAACGTCCATTGTCGTTAGCGCCGTCAGTCGAAGCCCGCCCGATTGTGCGTCAGAGAATGGATCGCGGATCAGATCCACCGCCCCCCATGTCCCGACAAAAATCGGCGCAACACCGCCCGCATTGGTTGTCATAATGGCGGTTGAGGCTAAGGGCGTACCTGTCGGAGCCGCCAGCGCATTGCTCGACATGATAACCTTGCCGACCTTTGCAACCAGACGATCCCATTCCGTCGAAGCCGTCCCGGTCAAAACCGTGCCGTCCATCCCGTCGAAGATTTCAGGGCGAACCAGAAGGTTGACTGCACCCGGCCCGCTTGCCGCGTTCGCTGTCATGAAACGCACCACCGCCGCCCGGAATGCCGCGTAATCCGCTGTCGCTGCAATCGCGGTTTCGGTAACTCCCCAGCCGCTTGCGCCCGCCAGAATGC